AGGTCCGGGGATACTACGGGAGAATATGGGAGTTGTCTACTACTTTTTCTTTTTAAGTGTTTCTTGGTAGACTTGAAACATTAAACGCAGTTGCACACTTATTGTTGGCCCTTCTTTCTTAGAAATAGCTTTTATATCTTCGTACACTTCTTTCGGCACTAATACACTTTTCCACTTATCTGTGTCCACGGTTATCTCCCCTATTAGGTATCCTATATTGTAGGACTATATAAGAAAACATGAGAGAAATCAATCTTTGCATAAAAAAAAACCCTACACTCTGCTAAGTTGTGTAGGGCTCAAGGACTACGTTTCATGTCATAAAAAAGGAATAAATTATGCTCTCTGATTATGTCCCCCTGTTTTCAGGGTGTCAATAGTTTATTTCGCCTCTCCCCATGAGGGACCGATCTCAATATCGCACTTGTTAGGCACTTCAAGGGGCACAGCATTTTCCATGATCCGAGCCACCTCTTGGGCTTCTCCCATGCTTTTGACAGACATGGCCACCTCGTCGTGTATCTGGACCATAGGGAGCATCCCAGCGCGGTATATATTAACCATAGCCTGTTTAGTCATGTCCGCGGCACTGGCCTGTATAAGCCTATTAAGAGCCTTGTAGGTGTACGCCCGCTTCAGTCTGGTCGTGTCCCCGTACTCTTTAACTGCGTCCCGATACGGCAGGGCTTTGTTCATGGCGAAGGTATCTGGCTCCCAAAGCTCAAAGCGGCACTTGCGCCCCAGTATGCTACGGATTGACCCGGCACTGCTCTTATCGTTTAGCCGGTTCTGTACGCCATTCATAAGACCTTTCACAAACGGTACCCGGTCGTGGTACTGCTTAACCAGTGCCTTGGCCTCACCCACTTCGATATCCATCTGCTCACTGAGTTTGTTCACGCCCATCCCGTACATCATGCCGAGGTTAATGGTCTTGGCTTGCTTACGGTTGATGTTAGCCATCTCAGCTACCATTGTGTGGAAATCCATGTCTGGGTTATCATTGTATCCACGAACAAACTCTTCTACTCCATCCATCTGAATACCACGAGATTTACCAAATACATGAGCATAATGAACTAAGATGCGCGGTTCCTGCTGCGAGAAATCAATTGCCGCCCACTGCTCACCCTCTTCTGGTAAGAACAAACTGCGTATCATCGGTCCAAGCTCTGGATCGCGGGCCGGGATTTGTTGCAGGTTAGGGTTGTTCATCGATATGCGGCCTGAGACTGTACCCCCGTCGTCCGATCTGATCTGGTTAATATGACTATGGATGCGGCCATCCTTGTGAGTGTGTTTCATAATCGTATTGATGAAGGTGCCCGAAGTCTTGTTCAGGTTCCGCGCTTCCAAGATGAGCTTGGGGAGAGCATGGTTTGTCTCTTGGAGGAAGCTCTTAGTGAAAGACGGTGCGCCTTTTTCGGTCTTTGGGTAGCCGACTCCGGCCTTATCGAAAGCCTTGGCGAGAGATTGCGGGGCCCAGATTTCAATGTTACCCCCAGCCATGCTTTTAATCTGTTTGAGGACTGCTTTTTCCCTCTTGAGGATTTGATCCCGTGTACGCTCCAATCTGTTGGTATCGACACGGACTCCACGCATGGTCATATCGACGAGGCATGGGAGCAGTTCAAGTTCCAAGTTAGCAACACTCCAGAGGTCTTCTTTGCCCAGCGTAACGCTAAAGTAGTTCCAGAGTTCGAGTGTGAGTTCAGCGTCAACTTCTGCGTAGGGACCGACATACATGGCAGGCATCTTCCACATCTCTGCCTTGGGATCAACGCCGAATTCCCTAGCCGCGGCGACTAAAGCTTTCTCTGACTTGGTCTTGGACAGGTGGTCGTAAGCCAATGCATTCAGGCTGTAGCTGAATCGGTTCTCGTCTAGCAGACTAGCTATTAGCATAGTATCGATTATGCGGCCATTGACCGTGAACCCCATCTGCTTGATCCAGCCCAGATCGTACTGGGCGTTGTGCATGATCTTATCCGCAGGGCACTCGAATACTTTCTTGAGCCACTTATTAACTATTCGCTCGTCTAAGTTTCCACCACCGAGGTGTCTAATAGGTATGTAACCTGACCACCCCTCGACTGCAACCGCATAGCCTACTACCTCGCCATCACCTGTAGGCCACCCGGGTCCATTTGATTTAAGGTTCGGGTCGCGTGTTTCGACATCAATTGCTATACGAGGTGCCCCCGTTAGATCAGGTAACTCTAACGGCGGTATCCACTCGCTCTTAGGTGTAAACATTGCCATCTGGAGACTCATTCAGTATCCGCCTGTAGGTTGTTTTCAATCCGCGCAATCTCAGCATCTATGTAGAAGCGTATTTTCTTAGCGTCACGCAACATATCACTGTGCGAGGATTCCCCGTACCGGTAGGCGGCACGGAAGATTTCTCCCATTTGAGCGTTCATGTCTTTGTGTGAGATCAAGTGCTGTAATTCTGAAGCCCCTTCTGGAAGCTCGTAGTACGAGGCCGTGGAACCGTCAGAGGTGCTTCCATCGGATGACCGCGTCCACATCTCTCCGCTTCCTTTAGGGGACTTTTTTACAACGTAGTTTTGAAAGTCATTCATTATCGTTCTCCTCAAAAGGGTATATCTTCTGATTTAAGGTCTTGTGGCGAAGGATACTTTGCGGGAGCCGGAGCAGGAGCGGATTCATTGCTGGTTGATATGTAACCCAGCTTGGCATCTAGCACGGAGATACTGTGCATGGGGCCCATGTTGCCTTCAAAGGTTTTGATCTGGCATCCGCTACCGGATATCTCAATGATCGAGCCCTCCACCAATGCGGTGGTGTAAAAGTCTAACTGCCTGCCCGCCCGTGCAAAGACAACCGCCTCGTAGTTAGTCCAGTCGTTTGTTTTTGTTTCACGATTATAAAACTTAACGCCTATCCGTAGTCCGAACCCAGTGCTTTCACCGGCTTGAAATTGGTTAGGTGTTTTAGTTAGTTTGCCTGTTACTGTAATACCCATTGTTATTGCCTCTTAGTCAGTTTTTGCAGGGATACCGGGATCGTCTGCAATTAGTTCATCGATTTCTTCGCTACTAAACTTAAAGTAGAAGGCGGGTGTACCGTCACCCAGCCACGCACCGACAATGTTAAACTCGTAGTACTCTTTGGCCTCGTTATAATCCATGCCATCGCGCTCTACTAGTATTTCCAGAACCTTGTCCTCGTCATACAGGACAACGTCCTCCTGTCCGCACCGTCGGCAGATGCCTACGATTGCTTCGCTCAGTCCGTCTGCTCGTAACATAATTACCCCCAGACCTTAACTTTCTTGCCGCCAAAGTATTCAACGGCGTGTCCTTCCTTAATTAGCATCTCGCAGATGTTCTCGTTATCCACGGTGTAAGGTACTGCAAGAATTCGTCCGTACTTACCGCGGCCTAGCGATTCAATCATAATCTCCTGACCGCAAAGTTCGATTAGCCTGTCCTTTGCCGCCAGACCCAAAGCCTTCTCAGCTAGGTTACGGGTCCGACTTTCGGGGGTGTCTATCCCGTGAAGCCGTAGCCGTTGCTTCTTTAGCTGGACATCAAATCCCAAGTTCAGCGTTACATCGATGGTGTCCCCATCTATGACCCGCTCTAGATCACACTTATAAAAATAAGGTTTCATAAATCGTAGCTCCGTGACATGTCTTCTGCATCGACAACATACAAAGCGTTCTTAGTTCGCGTGACCGCAACATAGAACACTCGGTGCATATCGTCAGGGTTACGCCGCATCTGTTCGTCTGCGGCAGGTGATAAATCGGTAAAGAGTACGACGTTGTCGGCCTCACCACCTTTTGATCCGTGGATCGTGGATACTGTGATACGAGGCTCGGCATTAAACTTCTCGCCCCGCCGTAGCATAGCAATGATGTAAGCTCGGTCTGTCTCGGGCAGGTTGTCCATAGCCTCGTGCCATATCATATCTTTGGTAGCCAACAGGCCAAAATGCTCCTGTAGCTGTTCTAGGCTAACTTCACCGTCATCGTCTAGCCCGGGCAATTTCTTGAACCCGCGTGTCACCCGAGTCTTAATCGACATGAAGCTGTATATTTTTCGAGCAACATCGCCGGTTACCATCTTGCCATTACGCAGTCTTTCCCACCCGTTTACCGCGAGGCTCTGGCGCTCACTAATGGACCGATGGCCGCGGTATGTGAATAGGTATCCGCCCGCCTTTAGGTCTTGTGCCACGGATTGTAGTAGGTAACCGGCCTGTGCCATTACTAGCCAACTGTCCTCGGACATGTCTAGCGATGCGACGGAGTTGATCCGGACTAGCTTGCCCTCTTCTTTCTTGGGCTCGTAGCGTTTTGGAAAACGCATGGTAATACGTGAGGCGATACCCTCTGCTAGGCTGTGGACCACGCGAGGTATTCGGTAGCTTTGAGACAGGGTTTCTGACCCTCCCTCTAGCGTAATAAAATGATCTACATCCGCCCCTGCCCATCGGTAGATAGCTTGATCGTCATCTCCCGCGCAGTACATCTTCTCGGACTTCGCATCCAGAAGGTGAGCTATGTCCCACTGGAGAGGAGACAGGTCTTGTGCCTCATCTAGAAAGGTCAGCTTAAAGTCAGGGCAGTACCGTGCGCCGTTGTTCGCGAACACTGCCAGCATATCGGTGAAGTCATACAGACCGAAACGGTGCTTGTACTCTTTCAAGCAGCTATCCACGTAGCTTACAAGGTTCCAGTCCTTGTCTAGGTTGCTGATGTTGTACTGATCCCGAAGCGGGACCTTGCGTAGTCTGGCGAGGTTTATCACCCCTAGTATAGGGTCACTAGAACTGGTTACACTGGGCAGGTCTTCTTCAAAGTCTGCCGCTTTGTTTCCTGTTAGGTTAACGCCGGTCACTTTAGACAACTCTCTGTAGTTCTCTGACTGCATAACCTGATCCTTTCGGATGTCTGACATCGCCAGAGCCAAGCTGTGCAGGGTACGGAAGTTAGCTAAGTCTTCTTTCGGGTCCAGATCAAATCTAGCCGCCGCACGTTCTTTGGCTTCTGTCGCGGCTTTCTTAGTAAAGGCTAGGAAAGCAATGTCCATGGGCCGTATCCCGTTTTCCAAAGCTTTGTCTACCATGTTAAGTAGCGTGGTAGTCTTGCCCGTTCCGGGTGGGCCGAATATACGAAACATCAGTCTCTCAACTGTAGCCAGACGCGCACGGTGCCGTCTTCTTGTTTACGCTTCACCGAAGTGTAAGGGGTATTACCATACTCGTCCCTACGGGCGCGAATAGACGAGCCTAGCGTAGACGCTTGCTGATAGTCATCACACAGGATGCTGTCACCCTCTTCCATGTCATAAACGATGGACCACTTACCGTTACCGTATGATTTTGTTAACGGGACGTTCTTTTCTATTTTGACAGTCATAGGTCTTTCTCCACATCTAATATTAGTCGGTTAAGATGGCGTTTGACGATTTGTCTAACGCGCTCCCGAGTGAGGTTGTACCGGTTCCCGATTGCGGCAAATGTCATCCGATCCTCGTTCCACAGTCTAAATATCTCATTATTTCTATCTATTTTCTCTTCCATCAGAAGGGTGCCTCATTTGATCCACCAAAGTTAGGTGTCTTTAGCTCAACGTCTACTTTGTCGAAAGCAGGTACAGACCAGACCCTCACAGGGCGACCTTTTATCTTTAATACCTTTGACTCTCCGTGAATATCTCGCAGACGCTGGGCGATCTTATGAGACTTATAATCAAACCACTTGTTCTTCTTTAAGAACCCCTCGAAGTCTCGAAGCCTAAAGTAGGTAAGGCCTTCTTCCTCGTCGGTCCATGGGCGGCGTAGCAGTATCTCTTCCTTGTCTTGCGCTTGCTGTAGGAACCGGCAGAACTCTTCCAGATAGTCGTAGAACTGACCGCTGGTGCTGGCATCCTGTGCTACTTCCATGATGGCGGACTCGTTATCCTTCATGTCCGTGAGCAACGTGCTGATCCGGCTTTCCCACGTAGCTTTCTGTACGGAGCGTGGCATAAAGTTTAACTGCTCCATGCAGGCTTTCTGAAACACGGGCTGGCTTAACAGACCCTCCGTATCTAGCTCTAAGGGTTCGCCGTTTACGTCCATAAACCATACTGGGGGAGTCGAGTCGTACTTACGCAGGTTAGCTATGGATGCCCCTTGGATAGCGGCACCGACACCATATTTTCTAGTGCGGCATAGCTCTTTGTTGCAGTGTGCATTAACCGGGGCATCGGAACACTTATAGGCATAGTCCTTGCGGCTACACTGCTTTGCTACTGTGTTGACCTCGTTTAACGGGAGCGGGGGCTCTAGGTACTGCATGTTGTAGGACAGTATCTCTGACTCCCAAGAGTCTGGGTACGCCTTACGTAGGTAGACCCCAAGGTTAAACAGGCCGTTGTTACGCCCACCCTCACTGATCTTGTTCGAGCAAAGTATTTGCAAGCAGGGTGGCCCATCTATCAGTAGTGAGGATTTCTTGGTTTCCACTACCTGTAACGCAACCACTTGTTCCAATGTCTGAGCGTACTTCTTGTGCATCTCAAAAAATTCTTCGATAGTAGCGGATGTACCATCGTCTTTAATCGCGTACCGTAGGCCGTCTTCTGCATCAAAGTAAGGCAGGTTCAAGAAATTACCTACATCACCACGGTCTAGGTGAAGCTTGATCTGCTTTGGGAATATCTCTGAATCGCCGTAGCCTAATGCGGCAGACATACACTGCAACGCTTTCTGCATGTCTTTAGCGGTGACCCAGTCGTTTGTAAATAAGAAACAGTGCGCGCCGCCAGATTTTGATCGACACACTACTAAGGGCAAGTCTAGCTTGCGTATCTTTGAAACCAACAAAGTGTGGTCCAAAGGGTACTGATCAACGTCGATACAACCCCACTTGCAGTTGTTGTCCTCGTTAATCGGAATGATGCCAATTCCATGGCGACCACCTAAGTGGTTTTCCCACAGCAGCATGGTCCGTGGTTCGCGTACAACGCCCGCCTTACCTTGAGCCTTGCCGTTAGCGGCTTGCTTTTCTATACGAAAGGTCCCGTATGCTTCCTGTAGCCCATCAAAGATGGACATAAATTGCTCAATTACCATGTGATTCTCCGATTAGATAAAAAAGGGCGGCACTTGCCGCCCCCAGATACAAGCATCCCTAGAACGGAATATCGGAGTTTGTCTCTGCACTTTCATCGGAGTGTTTAACGACTACATCACCTGCGGTAATCGACTCAGCAAACGCCTTACACTGGGTGTAAGTACCTACGCTGTCTACCTGTGCTACGCGGCTCATCTCCCAACCATGCCAAGAACCTTTAGAGTTCTCTTCCTTGATGGTCTTGAGGTGGTAAACGTGGCTGAAACGCGGTGGAGTGAAGGGCCCGTTGGCACCCTGCATCTGCACGGACTGCATCATGCTGTTCCATTTACGCGACTTCTTTAACTGCGTAGACTTCATTGCGATCAGAGCAGTTTCGGCAGAGCCGTCCTCGTTCTGGACAACAACGAAGTGCTGGTGCGTCTCTTCAATATAGCTACCAGTCCCGCCGACAACATACTCTTTATTATCGTCAGGGGAACGCTCAGTCTTAGGGCGTTCTTGATGTGGCTCAAAGATATTGATCGGAGCGCCACTGCCCTCGCCACGTGGTGACCATTCGATGAAGCGACGCTGGTACGCACAGGGTATGACCTTGATACCATCTGCCCCTTTGTACAACTGGCCTGTCACCGTGTTGTAGATATCGCCCTTACGGGCCTTGTCGTTCTCATCCAGAATCGGATCGTTACCCGACAGGACTTTCAGGAACGGTAGTGCCAAGTCCTCTTGGCCCATGTTCTCCATACCTTTACCAGCATCTTCCTCAAACATGGTTGATACGGTTACCGCTACTGCTTTTTCTTCTTTAACTACAGGTGCCTTGCTCATTTTATTTCCCCTTCTTGATAGTTGCACGTTGACCGACCCAAGCTCCAAATAGCTCCATCGGAAATTCATCACCATTTTCTACACGCTCTTTAACAAAGGCGCGTAATGTCTGCGAATGCACTTCTGTCTTCTGCTCGGCATAAAAGCCTTCCTTCTCAGCAAAAGCAGAGAACGCACCTGCCTTATCGTCCTCACCGCGTCCAAAGCTACAGGACACCGTATTTTTGATAATATCGTCATAGCCGTGGTCACGAAGCCAGTTAAAGGCATCATGTCGATCCGCAACCCGGATAGAAGCACCATAAGTTGACTTGACTTGTACCTGAGAACCATCGTCTAATGCAAAAGCTGAAATGCCTAGTTCACTCAACATCGAGGGCATCTCTTCATCGGTTAGCTTTAGAAGCTGGTCTTTCTCGGCTTTAAGTTGTTTTTCAATTTGTGCAATCGTGCTTTCTTTCGCCCGGATTGCTCTTGCTAGGTCGGCCACAGAACTGAGGCCTGCTTGATCTACTTTTTCAACGCTAGAAGAGTTCTTGCTGTCATGCTCCTCTTCCATCATATCCAGTAGCTGGTTTAAATCACTCATACATCTTTCCTTTCGTTGTTGAAGGCACCGGTTGGGCCTTGACAATCACCTATATTATCTTATAATAACCAAAAGTCAACAGGTAATTAAAATGAATTTTGAGTTTAAGACACAGCCATTCAACCACCAGCGCACCGCTCTTGAAGACTCGTGGGCCGCGAAACATTATGCCCTGCTCATGGAGATGGGCACGGGTAAGACAAAGGTAGCTTTAGACACAATGTCTATGCTCTACGAGCAGAAGAAGATAGAGGCCTGTGTAGTGGTGGCACCGAAGGGGGTGTACGACAACTGGTCGCAAGGCGAGATTCCTGCCCACGTACCCGACCGTATTGACCGTCTTATCCTGCGCTGGACCCCCAACTCGTCTAAGAAGTACCAAGACGAAGTGAAGGCGTTCTTCGATGATGACAGCGGTGCGCTCAAAATATTTGTTGTAAACACCGAGGCGTTCTCCACGGCTCGTGCCACGCAGGTAGTCTATGCGTTCTGTAAGCGTCACCTGAATAACCTTGTGATTGTGGATGAAAGCACCACCATCAAGAACCGCAAAGCCCTGAGAACAAAGAACATCATCGGACTTAGGAAGTTAAGTAAGTACCGCCGCATCTTGACCGGGAGCCCGATCACCAAGTCCCCTATGGATTTGTTTAGCCAGTGCCTGTTCTTGAACCCAGACGCACTGGGGTTTAACAGCTACTACGGGTTTCAGAATCGCTATTCAATCGTAGTTAAGCGCACCATGGGTGCCAAGTCTTTCCAAGAGATTACAGGGTACCGTCGGTTAGAAGAACTAACAGATAAGCTGGAGCGGTTTAGCAACAGGGTGCTAAAAAAGGACTGTCTGGACCTGCCTGAGAAGGTGTATATAAAGCGCAACGTACCGCTAACCCCAGATCAGACAAAGCTTTACGTGCAGATGCAGAAGCTTGCGTTAGCTAAGTTAGCTAATGGGGAGTTAGCCACTACGGCCAGTGTCCTGACTCAGATCATGCGTTTGCAACAAATTTGCTGTGGATTCTTACAGCCCGACGATGGTGAGATACAGAGCATTCCTAGCGGTAGACTAGACAGCATGATGGAAGTTACCGACGAGTTGCAAGGTAAGGCTATTATCTGGGCCACCTATACCCACGACATAACCAGCATAGCTAAAGCGTTGAGAGATAAGTTTGGCTATGAAGCTGTCGCTACCTACTATGGCGCTACCGAGCAGGACGAGCGGCAGGACATTGTGACGAGGTTTCAAGACCCCGATTCACCCCTACGGTTCTTTATTGGTCAGCCCAAGACTGGGGGCTACGGCATCACCCTGACTGCGGCAGACACTGTGATCTACTACAGCAACTCGTATGACTTAGAGATTAGGCTACAGTCCGAGGACCGCGCACACCGGATCGGGCAGAAGAAGTCGGTGACGTATATTGATTTGGTATCGCCCTCGACTATTGATGAGAAGATACTGGAGGCTTTGCGTAATAAGATAAACATCGCCGGTAAGGTACTTAACGAGGATACTAAGGGGTGGCTACAATAGAATGAAAACCAGAATCCACATTAATCAACACAACATCCGGGCCAACACCAAGGGCGCTGAGTTGCCTGTTATTACGGTTAAGGACTATACACAGAACCGCAAAACAAACAGTGCCGAAGTAATGCTGGAGGGTAAGTGCGTGGCCCGGGTGGTTTACTCCCCGGATAAGCCCTTGTCTTGTGGGGCAAAGGTCTGGATAGAGACAGACCTAGATGTCGTAACTCAATGAATCTGGGGGTCTTTGTCGAAGCCTTTAATAGAGGCGTAGCCCTCCATCAGCACGTAGATCACATCTTCTAGCTCGTCGGCATCGAACCACATCTCTGTACTTTTCTTGCTCTCGTCTGCTTCGTGCTGTACGAGCTTGATCCCAGAACTCATGTCAGGTCCGGAGTTAGAGTAGACATGTACTGTGTAATGAGAAGGCGGCAACTCTGGTGTTACCGCTTTCTTTTTGAAAAGTAAGACATTGTCTTTCTTCTTCTCGGTCATGTCATCAAGCTACCAATCCCCTGATCACTAGCCCGGATTAATCCAGAAGCCATGTCATTAGGGAACAGTGCCGCATACTGTGACCGGTCCACAGGCCCACTAGGGGCCGTGGGCGGTGCAACAGGAGCCGGTGCCATCGTGGGAGGAGGCACTGGTTGCTGAAGTTGGGTTACTGGTTGTGGTTGTGGTACTGGTGCAGGTGCAGGAGCCGGTGCAAGCACTTGTTCTGTCTCGTCGCTTTCTACAACATCCAACGGATCACTTACTAGCGCACTAGCCGCGACACGTGGCATGTTAATACCGACTCTAGCACGAAGTTCTTGACCTAACAGATTACGAATCGTATTTGCTTCTCCGGCATCCCTAGCTTTTCGTAGGTGTAGCGCGAAAAGATCGGGGTCTTCAAACATAGCGGTCATAACTTTCGTTATGTTTTTGTTAGGTAGCTTATTGTAAAAATCTCGGACCATCTGGGCACCGCGAGCCGGGATAGCAATGTTTCCAGTGCCTCCGCGCAAGCCCAGTGTTTCCGCAGTTTTGGTGGCACCCGCAGAACCAATCATGGTTAAGTACAAGTCCATCATGGCACTAGCATCACTTACCAAGCTGTTTACGTTTCCAGCCTCAACATCTGCTTGATACCCAACCATCTTTATTAGACTGGTATGAATACGTTCCGCCATGCCTTCATCCATTACGCCATTATCTAAAAGCCAGCCGCCATACTCAAATTCTGTGGGAGCTTTTTTATTTGTAGAAGGTTTAGCTTTTACTGTAATTAAAGATTGCTTGCCCTTGGCATTTGGAATAGGTGTAAACAAAATCTCAAACATTTTAGACGGCTTAAAAGCAATGTTATTGCCCTCTGTTAGGGTATTACCCCCGGCTTTGTCTACGGCCCAATCTAAGAAAGCGTGTTGCATACCCGATATGGCCTCCGCTTGTTGCTCGGGGCTCAAAGCGGGGTTGTTTACAACCTCTAAAAGACTAGACAAGCTTTCCATGGGCTTCTTATTAGAACCGCCTATGGCACTATTTATAGTTGTAACAGGACTTTCGGTAGCATTGGTAGTTAGCTGTTTAAAAGTAACTAAGCTGTTCAGTCTGCCTTCTTGCGCGGCCTGCTCTGCTGTCACTGTGGCTAAAAGTTGTTTTGCTGAATCAACATCTTCCAAAGCTTCTTTTACAGACTTAAACTCATCCCGATCTAAAACCGTTTTAAAGTTTTCACGGAACTTATTTAAAGTACGTTGGTTAATTTCTCCAGTCTCTGGATCAAACGACTTTAAAGCATAGTTAGATAGCAGTCTGTTCATCAAGTCCTGTGAATCCGTCACAGTGTCTAAAATGGTTCCGTCAGCCATCGTGTACGTAGTGTCTATGTCGTTTGCTTTAAGAAAATTAAACATGTCATCGAAACTATTGAGCTTAACTGCCAGTGCGTCTTGACCGCCCTCAAAGAGCTTTTTAGAAAGAAGCTCTGGAGGTGTCCTAAGTTCCCCGGTCCGTGCTTTGCCCACCAATTTACCGGTAAACGCCCGGGTAAACACATCGTTAAACGCCTTACTGTAGGCACGTGCAAGCTGATGGCCTGCTTTAGCATCTGGATCAAAAGGAAGGGCTTCTACGATATCTAGCAATAGGTCTGCAAAGTTACCGGTGACGCGAGCCTTGTTTTTCTTTGTAGGGTCCGCGGACAGGTTCCGCATAGAAGCAAGCCACGTGCCGCGAGCCTTTATTAGCTCTTGAGTGCTAATAGTCGCGTCTGGGTCCGCTATGCTAGGGGTGTCATCAAAATCGTTGAAGTACTCTTGAACATCATTAAATTTCTTTCGAGCCGCTTCTTCTTGGGCATTCGTTTGCGTTGCACCCATTAAGTCAGTAGGCGCTAACTCCACTCTATTTGTCTCAGGATTGATTCGAGTAGCTACGCCAAGACTTTGTAGCTCCTCATACTTTTTAGCAATACTAGCGGGCATGTCGTCCAATACGTTGGGGGTATTGACGGTCAACCTTTCACGCAACCCTCGGGCATAGGTAAGTAAATTACCCAAGTCTTTTGTTTGTTCGGCATCAATACCCTCGGGCAGATTTTCATAGTCTGCTAAGAAACCGTCTAACATATCGAGAACTGACGGAGTTTCAGGGTCACTACTTCTCAAAGCCCCTGAATCGATCAACTCTTGCACACTAAGCTCGGAATTCTTTGTGGAGTTCCACATTTTTGATTCTGTTGCACGTGCCTGACGCATCAATACTTCCAGAGAATCAAACAATCGCGCAGAGGTTTCTGTGTTAGGTACATCGTCTTTTAGCTGGTCCATGGACCGCAATATTTCGTCCGCCGCCATATCTAGTCGGCCTTGCAGACCAGCCGTGTAGTTAGCTTCCATCAGATTAGCCGCAAGCTGTAGTGCGTCGGGGTCACCTGTTCTAGCTAAAGCAATGATTCGGTCACGGTATGTATTAAAGAAAGCTTGAGATTCTTTACGATTTTTATCACCTAAACCGGCGTTTGTTGCATTGTCTAAATTGATTTGATGCCCCTGCAAAATAGGGCTTCCTGTTCGTAAAACAACATTTTTAAGGTGTGTTAAGTCCTCAGTTGCGCCTTCTCCCAGTTCGTCAAGAACTGTACTGAACTCAGGGGTTTCTAATAGCTGTAAAATTTTGTCAACATTATCCGCAGGGTCGTCAGATGATTCCAAATCTTTTAAGATAACTTGCATTGCCCGCTGTCGGTTGCTTTCGTCTGTACCCCTAACTTTATTAAAAATTTCACCAAAAAGAGACTTGTTTTTAGCAAGTGAAATAACAAGGCTTGGAAAAAAAGAAAAGCTCATAGAACCTGCCATTTCGCCCGTAAATCGAGCAAGACCGCTGTCTGGAGCAACAGTGTCTGCGATCATAGCGCCGCCAGTACCACCGAGGGCTTGAGTGGCAATAAGAGTGCGCTCTAGACCACTTATTTTATCTTCCGGAGATTGTTTTATTGCTTTCTCAATAAACTGATTAAGGCGAGCCATTTTCGCCTTATCTTTTGGTATTGCACGGTTCGCGGCCAGCGCCTCGTCTAAGGGGGCACCTGCTTTACCAGTAGGCTTCACTCGAAGTAACGCATCTCGCGCCGCGGCAGCTTCCTCGCGACGGTCTTTTAAATTCTTTAGGTATTGAGCCCCACCGATATCAAAAGTTTCGCCTATGTTTTTTGTTACGACTCTTGCGCCAGAAATAGGTATGCCAAGGTTTACGAGTGTCTTTGTCCCTAAAACAGCCGTTTTATCTTCTGGCAGGGTTACACCCTCTTTACCGCCTAAAATAAAGTCTTGCGCGGCTTTTACAGCCTCGTAACCAAAAACACCACCTACGATACTAGTGGTAATAGGTATCAAGGCCTTGGCCGCTAAAGCCGCCGGTCCTGCGGGTGGTATAGGTGCTTGCAGAGCCATACCGGCTTTTAAGCCCGCAGTCATACCGGGAATACCCGCTAAAGAAGGAGCTACCTCTCTACCACCGGCGGTAAGCACTCTTGAAAACCCAGTTTCAATGTCACTCTGGTCTTCGTTCATAGCGAGGAACTGAATTATTTCTTCGTCAGTCAGAAACTCTTTGTCTAAATCTTCAAGATAGGGGGAGTCTCCGCCGGACAAAGATTCGTAAGACAATCCGGGGTTATCCGTGAACTGAGCCGACAGGTCCCGCGCAAGTATATTGGGCACATCATCGCTGGGTCCCGCCGCTCCGGTAAGATTGTCTATGTCGCCTTGAGTTAGCGTAAGGGGTGTAAAACTAGTTAGTTCTGCCACGTTTTAGCTCCCGGGTTTTATTCTGAGATAAGATGAGCGTTTTAAAGCCTCTTCCATCGAGTTACCCACAACGTCTTGGTTTTTACCAAAAGAGGTTTCTAAAGAGTTTCTAAGCTGAACCATCTCAGCCATCAAGGCCGTGGATGTACGCAATCTTTCGCGTCTCTTGGCTAACCGAGTAGCACTAGCGTCAGTAGTACTTCCACCCCACTCGGGAACGGCTTCAAGGTCGGTGTCCATAGCCGCCGCTACAAGACTAATTGCTCCATTTAAAACACCTACACTAGTGGTATCAAAGGTAAAGGTACCGGGTCGTATGTTGTCAACGTTCTCCGCAAGTTTTTCGTATTCGGGTGAGAGCATTCGGCCACCTTCACGGTTAGCAATTAATACGCGCGTTACTCTCTGTGCAATATTTTTTAAAGCTACGTCGGCTTTAACTAAGTCTCGGGCACCCTTCGGAATACCTACACCAGCAATATCGGACAAGGGCTCTGTAAAGAACAATTTAGCAGAAGGTACAACTCTACTTAAACCTTGAGCTACCGAAACGTCAATACCTTCAGCAAGGACCTCTTTTACTGTTTGTGTGGGCATCAAAGTAAAGCCCTTGGCATCAACATCTATAGTACCCGAGTTATTCAACAGGCTTTGCTTAAACTCAGGGGATTGCAGTACATCCCTATCCAATGTCGTGGTAGAGGGCTTGGCAATCGTACTAGGTACATTCGGGTCAGGCTTATTTTGTGCCGCAATCAAATCCTCTAAATCTTTGGCACTGTACGGCAGAACGTCGTTTAGTGACGGACGGACATATTCTTTAAGTTGTAAAGATACGGAATCCGGATCAAGCTCCAGTCGGGCTTCGATAGCTTTTCTCTGAGCGCCTGTTAAGGCCTGACCGGGTGTTGTAATAACTTCGCCAGTTGCGGTGGTAATAGTTTTCTCACGAATTTGTCCCATGAGCGTATCTTCAAACCTGTTGAAGTCCGTGCCTGTGAGCGTCCCGTCAGCAACTCCGTCCAGAATTTCCTGATCGGTAACCAGTGCAGTGGCTTCGGAAGCACTAAAAGAGGTGTCCGTCTTAGGACGAGTAATGCTACTCATTTCAAGAAAACCCGCGTTTTCGGGTTTAGCTAAAAATGCATCCATGTTAGAATTTTTAACAACTTGTTCAGCGCCCGTCGAAGGGTTGTACATGTTTGTGAACCCTTTCTCCGGGTCAACGATATTTTCAAGCGTGTAGCCTTGCTTATTAATATCATCCAACTGCGCCTGACCAAACTGATTAACGTCAACTATTGTACTCGT